ATGAGATATTGTTAGTTGATTATGACGATGATGGTAATAGAATCATTCGTAAGATTAAACGTGTAGATGTTACTATTGATAAGGATGAATAATGGCTCTTATGCCCGTATATTTTACTACTACTTCTACTAAGAAGCGTAAGACTAAATTTACTTCTTCTGAGCAAAAGCAAAAGTCAATTCAACTTCAGAAGGATTGGGATGATCTAATGAAGAAATATGAAACTAAACCTACACGCAATATAAAGCGTAAGGTCTACACTTCTCCTCAAGTTGTACGTCGAGAAGTTCCACGTTATCCCTCTCTCGATACCGGTGGAAATGCTACTAAACCTATCAATCATGATAAGGTATACACAGGCGATAAGATGATCGGTATCGCTGTAATGCATAAATCTAATTCAGTCCCAGTGTTCTCTACAGATAGTGCAAAAGAGATAACAAAGATGCGGAGAGGATAAGTTTCCGGCAGGAAACAGTTATCAATCAGGAACTGTGTACGGAATGATACATTATCAAAAAGAAACAGTGTACTTTTCTGGCCATTAGTGTATAATGCTTCTATTGATTGATTAATTAGGAGTATCGAAATGGCAAAATTACTTATTAGTACTCAGGTATACGAGAACTACGCATGGGACGAAAATGGCAATCTTGGTACCGGTGATAAAGCTTACTGGAAACCAAAAGGTGGAGACGACTACGTTGTCAAGAACTTCAAAGGTGGTGATGAAGCTGCTACGATGGCAGTCATGGCTCTTCGCGAGAAGATCGAATCTGATAACGATGCTTATCGTGAGTCGATCATTAGTTGGAAGATAGTTGCTGATGACTATCTCACACAGTACGAACGTGATCAGCTTGAGTATGATGGTAAGATAATGTTCCCTTCCACTGAATTAGAATACGTTTAAGGAGTGATTATGATTACAGCAGACACTATTAAGACACTAGCTAACCTCAACACTCGCGCTCTAGATCAAGCTTTGATCAATGCTGGTTATAAAGATCTTGAGCGAGTCATGGCCGCAGAGTTTCTAGGCATTACCAACGGCGGAGAGTTTAGCTACCAGTATACGTATCGTGAAGACGAAAGCTGGGGTTATGGCAAACTTTTTGTAAAGTTCAATAATGCCGGTGTAATTGTCGCAGAATTTTAAGGAGAAATAAATGAGAGTATCAAAAGATTTTGGTAAAGTTCGAATAGTTCTTGATGATGAAGTAATTAGCGAGGTATCGTTATGAACGAGAAGATTAAACAGATTTGTCAGCAAAAGGCTGACTACTGGATGAATCACTATGATAGAAAAAGTAAATCTGATATGTCATTGCTCTATACCGACATTGAAAAGTTCGCCGAGTTGATTGTTAGGGAATGTGCTAATATTGCCAATGCCAATGCTAGTATTGATCCTACTGAATCGCATTTGCCGGGTGATGATATTAAAGAACATTTCGGAGTTGAAGAATGATATACAATCTATCAATTTTTTTGATATGGACTTTTGTGGTATTTTGTTACGGTACATCTTGGGGTAAGAAATGAACGAACGAATTAGACAATGTGCTGACGGTGCCGGATTGGATAGTAATTGGAAACCGGGTTTTAACAGTATCTATGGCCAACAATTAGAAAAGTTTGCCGAGTTGATTGTTAGGGAATGTGCTTCTCTGTTTCCTAGAACATTTACTAATGAACAGTATCAACGCAGAATTGACAAGACCATTTTAAATCATTTTGAAATTTAACCATGAATGAACTCATTAAAAAACTTGGTGAAGAAGCTAAAAACAAAGTTCCTTATGGCCTAAACGTTGAAAATTGGGTCAACAACTACAACGAGCAATATGCTAAGTTAATAGCTGAACATTGCATTTTGATGATACGCAAACAGATGAGCAATGAAGCACAAACTGATTTTGTTTATAATGCTATGCTTGTAAGCGTGATCGCAAACATCTACAATGAGTTCGATATACCATTATGATAACATTATCAGATAGTAAATAAACCAGGACCTCCCAGCGACTGCGGATCTCGATAGATATATAAACATATGTCCTGCCTGCCCGGAAAGCTCCGGGAGCCTCTGGTAGACCTCTGAAGTGTTTCTTTTAGGAAACATTCTGCACTATTCTGAAAGTGTATCATTCCGTACACAGTCTGCAAAAAAGAGTGTACTTATTTCTAGTCGCATGATATAATGTCTCTATTGATTGATTATTAAAGGAAACATTATGACAAAACGTACATCGACTTCTTATGTAGCTACACTCGACGTGAACTCTGTCAGCGACATGGAAAACCTAGTGATGATCAAGAAAGTGGTCAAATCGATCAACTATCGTAATCCTAATAAAAAGCGTGTTGTGCTTCGTGGTCGTAAACCTGCAGTGAAGATGATAGTTCAAAATCATTGGATACACAAAGCAACACCTAATCCAGTTAGTTATAACTGGGCTGGAAACATCGTAGGTGGCATTAAGAATGCAACTAAAATCGACGTCTATGTTTACGATCGTAGGAGCTAAATGAAATACGTGCTCATCACAAAAGACGGTAAAATTCTGATGTTCTATATTTTAAATGTTGCTGTGATGTACAAAGAGTTGTATGGCGGAACTATTTTTCTTGAAGATGAATTTGATAATGTGGAGAAGCTTGATGAAAAAGCGGAATGATGTAGTGTTTGTTAATGAGGACGGTGTAAAGGTTACCCTGTGTGCGCCGCGCAAACCTCGCAAAGGTGAGCGTACTTACGATCCTTCTCGTGGTAAGTATTCTCAGTGGGCTCAAGGCGTTAGTCGTATGGCTCGTGGAGTTGGTGGAGTTCAGGGTACAATTGGTTAACTGTTATCAAAAAGAAACAGTGTACTTATTTTTAGCAGTATTATATAATAGCATTCTAACTTGATGAAGGATATAAATTATGGCACACTTAATTGAAACAATGGCATACGCAGGTGAAGTTCCTTGGCATGGTCTGGGCGAGAAAGTTCCTAACGATCTGTCTCCTACACAGATGTTGGAAAAAGCTGGTCTAGATTGGGAAGTTCACAAAGTTCCCGCGTTTGTTGAACTCGGTGGCAAGAAAGTTGCTACTGGTACTGAAGCTCTCGTTCGTGATAACGACATGAGCATTCTCACTATGGTTTCCGATTCATGGAATCCAGTTCAAAACTCCGAAGCATTTGAATTCTTTAATGACTTCGTTCATGCTGGTGATATGGAGATGCATACTGCTGGATCTCTGAAGAATGGTAAAGTTGTTTGGGCTTTGGCTAAGGTCAAGGAATCCTTCGACTTGTTTAAAGGTGATCAAGTGGATAGTTACTTGCTTTTCACTAATCCACATCAATTCGGTAAATCGATTGATATTCGTTTCACTCCAATCCGAGTTGTATGTAATAACACATTGACTCTGTCTTTGAATCAGAAAGCAGAAATGCAGTTCAATATGTCGCATCGTAATGTGTTCGATGCAAATCAGGCAAAGCTTGCTCTTGGTATCGCTAAAGACAAGCTGGATCAGTACAAGGAGATGGCTCAGTTCTTGGGTACTCGCTTCTACAAATCTGATTCTCTGATCAATTACTTCAACTCTGTATTCCCGATGACTTCGAACGCCAAAGGTGATGAAGCGAAGATCTCGAAGAATGCAAAAGCATGCTTGGAAGTTATGGAATCTCAGCCAGGTGCAAACTTCGCACGCGGTTCTTGGTGGCAGGCTTTCAATGCAGTTACTTACCTCTGTGACCACCATCTTGGTCGTGATCAAGATACCCGAGTTTACAACAGTTGGTATGGTACAACTCGAGACAAGAAGATCAAAGCTCTCAAGAATGCAGTAGAATTTGCAGAAGTAGCATAAATTCAAATCATCTGTCGGAAACTAAAGTGATCCCGCGGTTTCCGACAGATATATAATCAGCGGGTCACAATTTAATATGGAGTTTTTTCTTATGACTAAGATTGATCGTGTTCTTGAAGCTTTTCAAAATGGTGAAGACTTGACGGCTAAACAGATCCAAGCACGTTTCCAAGTTGGTAATCCTTCAGCACTTGTGCATCAGTTGCGTACTGAAGGTTTTGCTGTTTATGCAAACAAGTCGACAAACTCAAAAGGTGAACAGCGTATCAAGTATCGTCTTGGTAAGCCTACACGTGCAGTAGTTGCAGCAGGTTATGCAACACTCTCGAGCATGGGTTATCAACCTTTTAACTAATCTGTAGTTATCAGATAGTTAACTCCGGCTTCGGCCGGAGCCTCCCAGAGATGTCCGGGCACGGTAGGTCATATGGAAATACATCAACCACAGCTCGGGCCTCTCTGGGAGGCCCTGAATAGTTCTTACTGGAGCAAACTATGTCATTTTTAGTAGCAAATATTCCACCTGTACATTGTTTTGTCAGAAAGGAATTTTTATATGATTTTCAAAAAGGACATGGAGAATATGAACCTTGCATTTGGGTTTCGATTAAAAGTCTTCGTAGTCAAGCATTTCGAATAGAATGTTATCTTCCTAACTATGGAGCTCTTTATGACAAGTTACCTTTGCATGCGTATGTATCGCGCTCAAAGAATATTGACCCTAAACAGTTTTTACCTTTAGATACTCTACAGATCTGGGATTGTTTTAGTTATGATATAGCAGTCATTCAAAAAGCATTCCTTCGTAATCTGAGTTGTAAGTTCTATGCTAAAGATAAGAAGTTCTATGGTGGTGATTACATGTTCACCGTCGATAATGCTTCACCAGATCTAAATGTATTAGATACAAGTTATAGTGAGTGGCCAGAAGATCATAAATCGTTCAACTTTATTGAACTAGAAAATGGTCAGTATGCAGCACAACCGAATAATCGTTGTCTCTTTATGGATGCATCAAGTAATCCAAAAGAACTGAAGTTCCCTGATTTTAAAGTTTGTACTAAGAAGTATGTAGTAGAAACAAATCCTAAATGGGCACTTGGCGATTCTTCAACCGTTATGTACGAATAGGATATATAATAGACTATGTTAGACTTTAAAGACGATCTTACACCTCGAAAGAAAACCAAACTCGATCATTTTGAGCGTTTGTTTGATATTGCCTTACGCTTTGGTTGGGCATTTTTCATTTACGTTGTAACAACAGGTAATTATATTAGATAATGTCTGCTTCATGTTTTTTTGCTGGATATTTTGTAGGTTTGATTGGAGCATTAATGGTCGGTGTTTGTATTATATTATTTTACTGTTCAACTTATAAGTAAGATAAAAAGAATTGTTGTAATTCCTTCAAAGCGAAGGCATTCTGGACGAGGGTTCGATTCCCTCCATCTCCACCAGAAGTGCATAGTTGTCCTAGATGAAAGAAACCTCTGAGGGCTCTAGCGGGGATTGTGTACTTCTGATGGGGATGACCAGGTTTCGACAGGGTGAGATAGTAGAGAAGGCAACACGGTAGGCGATGACCGTAAATCAAGCAAAACAAGTAAACGCAAATGATAGCGAATACGCTCTAGCAGCTTAAGCTCTAGATGAGGTTTTCACCGACTGTCCTTATCACCCAATCAGTCGGTCCGAATTAATGGTCTCACGTTGAACTTTTGCTGCAGCATCTTCAACTACTGATCTATATGTAGTAACGTTATTAATCAATAGGAGATAATTATGTGGACAACACCATCAGCAACTGATCTACGCTTTGGTTTCGAGATCACGCTTTATATCGCTAATCGCTAATATATAAATAAAATATCGGTTGGTAGAGCCGATTAAAACTACCATCACATACACATAACACAGGAGAAACATATGAGTAATCTTACACCGTTTGAGATTCGTCTCGAACTTCTAAAAATGGCCTAAGGCCTTCTATTAGAAGAATATCATTCTAATAAAGATCGCCTAACCAACGAATGGCACGTTAAGGTAGAGTCTGCAAAATTAAACGGACAAGCAATACCTGAACATCCTGCCTATCCACCATATCCCACAGAAAACGATATCATTAACAAGGCGCAGTCCTTAAATGGTTTTGTTTCGAACATTACACCAGAAAAGACTACTAGCAAAAAGTCTACCTGATCCGGGAACGAGAGGGCATGCCCTCTCCTAACTAATTAAGGAGATACTATGCGTAAATTGTTAATATTAACAAGCATTCTATCATTAGTAATATCAATATCATTATTTAATTCTACAGCTGCTGATACAGCAACACCGATGGTTGTAGAGTATTATCAGCTTTCTAATGAAGCTAAAAAGCAAGTTAACTGTTTGACAGAGAATATTTTATTTGAAGCTGGTTATGAACCAGATGAAGGTAAACTTGCTGTTGCGATGGTAACATTAAATCGTGTTTCATCGCCATCTTTTCCAGATACTATCTGCGAAGTAGTTCAACAGAAAACCGCAAGTGTATGCCAATTCTCTTGGTACTGCGATAAGAGCTTCTTAGTAAGAAGAAAAAAGATAGTAGGAACTCCTCTATATAACGAAATAAGAGATATTGCTATCTATGCTATGATGAACTATGAGAATATAGAAGACAGTACTAAAGGTGCTATGTACTATCATGCTAATTATATAAGACCTGGCTGGAAATTAAACGTTACAGCAAGGATTGGCAATCATGTATTTTATAAACGATCGAAAGATCCTGAATTGAAGAGGGAATATAAAGTATGAAACAGTTAGATCTCAATCTATTTACAGTAATTTCTGCAATAGTAATTACAGTTATATTTTTTTCTCTTGCCACATATAGTCGTAATGTTAAACAAGACGAACTATTTGCAAAGAATATGGAAATGGCGATTGGAAAAGGTATTGATCCAATCGCCGTTAAATGTGCTTATGGTGAAGCTCGAAATGAAATATGCATCACATATATCATGAACCATAAGTAATTATTTTAATGATGCTGATTCTAATGGCTGTGTTTTTAGTGTAGCATTAAGCATCCAACGCAGTTTCTTATGAGCATCTTGGCGTTCAGCTAAGAAGTTACTTAGACCGTGCTGATGCTCAGTTTCAGCTGCTTCATACGCAACTTCAATTGACACTAAAACCATATCATTAGAAACTGATAAACGTCTTACCATCTCTAAAGCTATAGGAACAGTATTATCATCTGCAATCTTTGTTAATTCTGTAAAACGTGATAAAGAACCTGGTGCATATGCGTCTAAAGCGCGGATCTCTTCTCCAAATTGGTCCACGCCTCCATATGCAGTTTCATAAACTGTTTGAAATAGCTCATGATATTGTTTAAAGTCTGGTCCTTCTACGTTCCAATGATAGTAATGAGCTTTCAAATAAAATGAAAATGTGTCAGCTAAAGCAGCTTTCATTGCAGATACTAAATCCATGTCAATTCCTCTTTAAAAGTGTGTACTTATTTTGTAAGTTAGATTATAATAATCATATGGTTATTTATTGTTTAGGAATACTATGAATCATGAAGAACAGTTGGAAAATGTAATCACATCATCGAAGTTTATCAAAGAAGTAGAAGAGTTTGTATTACGAACTAAAGAACCGTATCTAGATGCTATTGTACATCTAGCACAGAAGAACGGTATTGAGATTGAAACTGCAGCATCAATAGTTAAATCTAGTATGGTACTAAAGTCAAAACTTCAAGTAGAAGCCGAGAATTTAAACTATCTTCCAAAGAAAGCAAAACTTCCATTCAATGAATCCATTTGAAGCTTACATGAAATACCTGGCGATGAAGCAACACTTCACTCAAAAGGGGTACGATTACTTCAAGTATAATGGAAAGACTAATGCTTCTGTCACTTCTTTTGAAACTAGAAAAGACAAGTATTATTTTCACAAGCTCGCTAAGAAAGATGATATAGAGAACTTCTTGATGACGAATCTTATTGATAATCCTCAAGTATGGATCGGCCAACTGTTTGATGAACATCATGATGGTGATTCGAATTATTTAGAATGGAAGAAACGACAAGAGTCTTTGTCATATCTTTTTAAAACTGAATTAAACGCTTTACATGAAGTATATTTTAATAAGAACTTCTTAGTAGAAGATGGACAACATCCTTATATCTTAAAACAATATCTTCGAAAGAACATTTCATTAGATACATTTGTCATCATAGATGATATTTTGAAGTTTTCTAAATACTTTGACAAGAACATCGCTGATACAATCATCTGGCCTGGAGTGCATATGAAGATGAACAAATATCGGCCGTTCTTGAAGTACGATAAGTTTAAGATGAGAAAGATTCTAAAGGAGAAATTTTATGAAAAAGTATAATATTGGTTTTACCGCATCGACCTTCGATTTACTGCACGCCGGTCATACTCTTATGTTGCGTGAAGCAAAAGAGCAATGTGAGTATCTAATCTGTGGATTACAGGTAGATCCAACTATTGATCGTGATAATAAGAATCAACCTATTCAAACATTGACAGAACGATTCATTCAATTGTCTGCATGTAAGTATGTAGATGAAATTATTCCATATGTTACTGAAGCAGACCTTGAAGAAGTCCTTCGTGCATATCCAATTAATGTTCGTATTCTTGGTGAAGAATATCGACATACGAATTTTACAGGTAGGGATATCTGTAAATCCCGTGACATCGCTTTATATTTCAATAAACGTGATCACAAAATGTCTAGTTCAGGTCTTAGAACTAGAGTTTATAATGCTGAAACTGATAAGATCGAAGCAAGACGGAATCCTCATGTTACTACAAATTCTATTTTTGCAAACCAGTCGATCGCCTCAAGTAAGTGATATAAATAAAATGTACATTATGAGTACGTGAATAAGACGCATATACAACGCATACAAACTATAAGGAGTTACATATGTCACTAGCTGACCTCAAGCGCAAGTCAAAAGCCTCTCTCGAAAAGCTCAACTCAGAGCTTACCAAACTAAATAAGACCTACACAAACGAAGATGACGACAAGAATTTCTGGCGTCCTGACGTAGATAAAGCTGGTAACGGCTTTAGCGTTATTCGTTTCTTACCTGCACCTGAAGGCGAAGATGTTCCATTTGTTCGTATTTGGGATCACGGTTTTCAAGGTCCTGGTGGTTGGTACATCGAGAAGTCTCTATCAACTATCGGTGAAAACGATCCAGTTGGAGAATACAACAAACAGTTGTGGGATTCAGGTGTTGAATCCAATAAAGAAATTGTTCGTAAACAGAAACGTCGTTTGACTTTCATCTCGAATGTGTACGTTATCAAAGATACTCTTCATCCAGAGAATGAAGGTAAAGTCATGATGTTCAAGTATGGCAAAAAGATCTTTGATAAACTAAATGCTGCAATGAATCCTGAGTTTGAAGATGAAAAGCCAATCAACCCATTTGATCTATGGGAAGGTGCTAACTTTAAAGTGAAGATTCGTAATGTTGAAGGTTATCGTAACTATGATAATTCTTCGTTTGATACAGCAGGAGCACTGTTTGAAGATGATGACCAACTAGAAGCAGTATGGGAATCATATGCAAAGAGTCCTGCACATTCATTGCAACAGTTCATTCAACCTTCTAAGTTCAAGTCTTATGATGAACTAAAAGCAAAACTCTATCGAGTACTTGCTCTTGGTACTGCACCTAAAAATAGTGTAGTTGAAGAAGAGCGTGAAGCACCTGCACCAAAAGCCAAAGCTGTAGCTGCACCTAAGGCTCCATCTTTGGATGATGACGATGATTCACTAGACTTCTTTAAGAAACTTGCAGAAGAAGATAACTAAGCTGGTAAAGCGAAGTGATCATGGTATTGTTTATTAATACCATCTGAGCTGGGGGGAGATGATCTTCCCCCACTTCCATTTGAAGCGACTTGTTGTGGTTTATTTGTGGATGTAGAAGCAGTTTGTTGTTGTGGTGGCGGTTTAATATCTGCATTTTTAGTAGCAGCGGCAACTTGATTACCAGTTCCACCAGATGAAGGTGCTGGACTTGCTGCAACAGCTGTAACTTGTGTTACACTTGGATCTTGTAAGTATTCTTTAAAATATTTTTCTCTATCTTCTAACCCAATTGTGCCACCATTAACAAATTTAGTCACTGCTGTAATATTTGACCAATCACCTTTATATCCAAGCATGTACTTAATAGCAGTTTCAGCTGCAGCATCTGGGCTTGACACAGCATCTGGGTTACCACCATACCCAAATTTTGTATAGTTATCTTTGCCTGTTAACTGTATAAATCCTCTGCCACGATATTTAAATCCATCTCCTGAACCTTCAGGAGCATTTCCCATTCTATTTCCATATACTCTATCAGCAATTGCAGCAGGACCTAATCCAGCATATGTCTGTGCATCATCTTCAGTCTTAAAATATTTCTTAAATGTATTTAATAAACCTTTTGCGCTATATCTAAGATTTTCTGAAAGCGTAGTGAAACCGCCTGATTCATGACCTGCTTGAGCCATAATAGCAGCTCTTGCAGTAGGATCTGTTATTTTATTCTCATTTAACTTTGCAATCATCGCTGCTTTACCAGTGTTTGCAGATGTTTTAGCTGGTTTAGCATCTATTGCTGAAACAGGAGCAGCACCTGTAGGTGCCTGTTTTTGATCTAGAGCTTGTTGTTTATTATCAACTGCTTTTTTTCTTCGATCAAATTCTTCTTGTCTTAATTTATCTTCACGTTGTCTTTCAGTTTCTTTGGTTGCGTCTAACGTCATTCTTTCAGATTCACGACCTTTGCTTCTTTCCTGATATTCTTTCTCGCGTTTAGCTTGTGCTGCATCTAATGTTTCTTTCTTTTGGTTTATTTTTTCTTCACGGCTTTTAAGCTCTTTACTATAATCATCTAGATCTATGCCAATTTTAGATAACCATGGAGATATAGTGTCAATAACATCTCGACCAAATTTTACAGAAAATCCCTCCATTGCATACAACACTTCTTTTGGAATATCTAGAATATTTTGTATTCCAACAGAAATCATATCGATAAATTGAGAAAAGTAACTTGGAACTTTAACTACAAAGAAGTCTTTAATGTCTTCAATATACCTTGGAATATCTACAGTAAAGAATGTTAACACCTTCTCTTCAAAAAGTATCTGTGATCTCTCATCCCAAAGCTTTATTTGTTCGAACATCTCTTTAGCTTTTAGATATAATGGGTATGCAAATTGAAGAACAGAACCAACTAGTATTCCAGCTAAAGCTTTTATTTTTTTGAAAATAGGAATCTCTGTAACTTCAGGAGGCTTAGGTTTTTTTTCTTGTTTAGCACCGTCAACAGTTGGTGGAATAGCTTCTGCATCAGGACCCTCTCCAGTTATTAACTCTACAAAGTCATTAATAGACCCTTCAATACTTTTTACTACATCATATACTGGATCGCCTGAGGCTTCTGGTAATACTTTAGTTGCTGGCTTACTTCTGTCTCCTAAAGCAGCCTCGATCTCTTTGTTACTAACAAATTTATTTGTGGCTGTATTTACAAATCCTGTTCCTCTTGGCGCGTAACCTTTATCAGCTAAAGATGCAAGTTCTTCTGGAGACAGTTTTTTCTTCTGTTCTTTTATTTTATCGCGTAATGCATCACCTACTGTCCCAAGATTAGATAATGTTTTCATTATGCCGCCGCTCTATGATACCAAAGATTACTAATCGACCCTAAGTCTACATCTACTTCAGGAACATTTGCAACAGGATTGACATCGTCTGATTTAGCTTTAGACATATTCATTCCTTTTGAATTTTGTTGAGCTACTGCGCTAGGAGTAGACGTTGGTGCAGTGGCTTGCATTGATGCAGTAGATACATCATTGCCTGAAGTTGGAGAAGATGGTTCTGCGGTGCCTGAACTTCCACCGCTTCTAGTGCTTCCTCCACCTCCACCACCCCCGCTAGGAATATTTAAACTAGGTGTTGAAGTTACTGGAGCTGCTGCAGAAGAATCTACAGTATCACTAGATGGCGCAGATCCATATTCTTTACCTGCTTGTCCACTATTTTCAATAGTTGCTTTAGAAACAGGAGATGCAGCATTTTCTTCTGCATAATCTGTTGTATATTTTCCAGTTTTTCCAGTAGCAGGATCTGTCCATGAAAATACCCCACCAGGTCCTTGAATCCTGCGTTGTTTTGCAAACTCTTTTTCAAATGGTGTTAACTTAGATTTAGTAGATTCTATAGATTGTGCTATTAATGTATTTGCTGCTGCAGAATTAGGTTGTGCCTCAGCCATGGCTGATGTTTGAGATTGAGCATCATCTGCACTTTGTTTCTGTCTAGCCGATATTTCATCAAGGGTGGTATTTCCAGACTTTACTAAGTCTTCACCAAAGCTTTTAACTTTATTTTGGGTTTCAGGAAATAATTTAAATACAGATGTTTCAGATAATCCAACAATGAATTCGCCAATTTTCTTTTTAATGCCAGCAACCGTGCCTGAGAATAAATCAGCTATTGATGAAAATTTTTCTGATATGAAATCCATACCAGCAAAAAATTTTTCAGGTAATGTTTCAGTAAAGAATTCAGGAATAGTTTCAGTAAAGAATTCTGGTATATCTTCGGTAAATACTGGTAAGATTTTATCTACAAAAAAATCTTTAACTGCTTTAAATCCTTCAATAAATTTATCTTTTAGATTCATTACTGCTTTATAAAGAGGGTATGCAAATTGAACAACAAGAACTGCAACTAGTCCTGCTAGTTTACCGAATTGCTTAAGCATGCCTCCACCTTCTTGAGCTTCAGGCTTCATAGCCTCAGCATCTAGAGCTTTAGATTCTGTTTTTTGTTCTTCAGCTACAGCTTCTTCTTTTTGCTTCTGTTCTTTATCAGCGTCTTTTTTATCTTCTAAAAAATTAATAAGATTGTTTAAGCTATCATCAATTGCTTTTAAAGAATTTAATGTTTCTTTTCTTATGCTTAAACCGCCTGCAGAGCCTCCTTCTACTTTTTCAGCATCACCAGACTTTTTATCATCTTTCTCGGCTTTACCACCACCCATAGAACCACTTACCAATCCACCAAGCGGAGTAGATTTAAATGCATTGCTATAAGAATCTTTATCTGTAAGTGCCCCTGTAACTCTTCCTAAAGAAGATCCTTCTACAGCTGATCCGATTTTTCCTAGAATAGACATTTATTTGTAAGCCGCTTTTCTTCTTTCTTCTTCTTGTTTTAAATAATCCAGCAACATCTCTACATAGATATCTCTTTCGAATGGAAATAAATTCTCAATATCTTCAATTGAATATTTATGATGCTGAGCCAAAGAAAATATTAGAGTATAATAATTCTTTAGATTAGTATGGCTCAGCCCAATATAAAAAAATCTTTCACAGACTCCAATTTAATAGTACGTGCATTTCCCATCTCATTTGTATAGTTTAATTCATGGTATAACTTTGGCATTGTATCAAAGAACTTCTGAATCTTTTCAAACGTTGCATGGTCTAGCTGGTCAATAAACTCAATCAGTTCTTCTTCAGTGTATTCTGTAGGAGAATAGACTTTATCTTTGTCATAGATTGAGTCGATGCAATAGATAACTACCTTTGTAAATAGATCATCTGCAGTTTCAACTTTTCCAATAGCATTAGTTAAATTAACGTCTGGATATTTAAATATCATACCAAGTTCTTCGTTAATTTGAATTTTATTAGAGTGTTCAGGATTAATTTTGATCTCTACTTCATCTAGATTGACTTCGAAGTCATAGATCTTATCATCTTCTTTATCTCTATAACGTAGTTTGACAACGTTATTAACTGACTTTGATCTTAGCTTTAAGAAAAGATATTCAATGTCAAATGTTGTTAGCTTATCGACATCAATACTATCATGACAGCAGTTAGTAATAACTTGCTTTAAAGCTAATAATGAATCAGTATCTTCACCTTGTTGAGCCAATAAAAGAATTTTTTCTTCTTTTACTAAGAATGGTCTAAACTTTTTAATCTCTTGTGTAGAAGGGATAACGAAACTCAAAATAGGGGTCGACATCTTCGGTAATGCCATTGTACTCTCCAGTATTGTTTAAACTAATATATTAGT